TAAAGACAATACGGTCAGGAGCAATATCTCTCCACTGTTTGAAGGCATCTTGTAAAATTCTCTTATACAAGTCGTGGTCTTTAAATAAACGAATGTGTAAATCACTGAAATGAACTATTTTTTTAATCATAAGTCAAGTTTAGGCGAATCTTGAGTGAAAGGATTCAATTCATCGTTGATGTGTCCGCATTTTAAACAAGCGTAAGTTGGGAATGGTACAATAGTATCATTTGGTGAACCTGTCATAAGTTTTGGTACCAATTTTAAGTAAGTAACTTCTTTGAATTGGTCAAATTCACAAGCGTCACACTTAACAAAACTCATCTCTCTAAGATTGATTCTTGGTTTTTCTAATTCCATTTATTTGTCGTTTTTAATAGTTTTAATGATATCATAAGCAACGTATAATGATATCGTAATTGAGATAATTCCTGATATAATCATGTTAGTCTTGGATATACATTATTGTTTGTGAAATTGGTACACGTAAGATTGGTTTAGATTTTTCACCATCTTTCTTCATTACTTCATAGTATCCATCTCTAACTTGTACTGTTGGTACGTCAGTATAGGACTCTTGACTAAAGTCACCCATATCTACGGTAACTTCTTTTTCGGTTGTGTAAAATGTTAATTTAATCATAATTTAAAATATATTACTTTTTTGGTTAATTGTCAATTTAAATAATCTTTCATATTCATATTAAGAACGGTATCAATCACATCTTGTGGTACACGGTACTCTTCAAATTCTGAATCTTCACGCAATAATACGACAATACATCCATATAACCTAATCTTTTCATATTTTGTCCCTTCCAACATTTTAAGTAATAATTTACCATAAAGTGGTAACTGAACATAATAGTGACCTAAAGCAGTGTTTGGGTATTTCTCAAATGGGTTAAACATTGGTTTTGTGAAGTTATTAGCTTGGAAGTTTTTTGGTTTGTTTGTTTTCCAGTCAGTAATTAACAATCCAAATTCATCACCTTTTTTATTAATCACTAACCAAATTTTATCAGGTTGTCCTGTGTATCCAAGTTCAGGATGGCCCAATACCATTTCAGTATCCAATAACACAACATCCCTACCTTCCATAAGTTTAAGGTATTTTGACCCGGCAGATATCATACTATCACCTTTCAAAATCTGAGTGAAGTCACAATCAAATACAGGTTGTCTTACTTCTTTGTAATTACCATGTTTTTCAATTAACTTTTTTTCCAAGATATAGTGAACCCGGCTACCCATATTTGTAGAATAATCACCAGCCGCAGCCCATTCTTCAATAAGTTGTTGTTTAACAAGAGGGTCACCTTTTGATTTCTTTTCCGCAGCTTCGTCAGTTGGGAACTCAGGGTAGAACTTTTTTAGTACTTTTGAGACCGATGGGAATGTGTTTTTAACTTCACCATCCAAATCTTTCATATAATAAGTGTGAGTGTCTTCAATAAACGATAACTCTATCTCTTTTCTTTTATTTTCTAAAATCTCTCTAATTTCAAGAGCAACATTTTTTAAATCCATTTTAATATTTCATTTCATAATAATAATCATCAATCTTACCTCGTAACTCGGCAACATCTGAATCTTTTGGTAGTTTTAAAACTTTAACCCTACCTCGTAACTTTCCACCATTTAACTGATTGTATAACTTTTGTGCGTCTTTCCAAGCGTCAGCATCCAAACAAATAATCACATCGGACTTAGCGTTATCATAGATTGTCTCAAATAACTTTTCACTTAATACCTTACCCAAAAGTATTACTGGATTTGGAACAAAGAATCCATCAAAAACACCTTCACATAGATAAATTGGTTTTTCCCAATCAATTAACCTTTCGTTAAATATAATAACCTCCTTTGGAGCTTCAGGGTTTTTATATTTGTTTTTAGTTTTAAACCAAGCTCGTGATACAAAATAGTTTAACTCACCTTCTTTATCATATGATGGAACAATAACCCTTCCCATATATTCCCCATCACAAGCAAAACCAATATTATATTTTTCAATCATTTGGTCAGTTATTCCTCGTGACTTTATATACTTTAAAGCCTCTTTATGTGGGATGTGTAAAGGGTTAATATCTTTAAATGATGTAAACTCCTTTGGTAATTTAAGTTTTGGTAAAACCTTATCTTTAATCTTTTGTTCTTCAGGTTTAAATAAATCATAGATTTTTCTTTGTCTTTTTGTTCCAAAGATATCAATTAATTTGCCTAATACCCCGTGGGTACCATTTGTCTCCGAACATGCCCAACATTTATAAACGTGTTCATTAATATTGATTTCTAAGTTACCTTTATTTTTCCCATCATCACAATAAGGACAATTAAATGAAATTTGACCTTTTGAGGAATAGAAATGTTTTTCTTTCCCAAAAAGGTCTCTCATCATATCCACTAATACTTCATTTTCATCCATACACATAAAATATAGTAAAAAAGTTATTTAAATCAAACTACACAAACTTTTTGTTACTTCTATATTTATTTAAAAGTTATGGCAGTTCAAGTTACGGTTAATAATATAACGGGGTCAACTCCTTATGATGTATATCTTTGTGACACTTCACAAACAACTTGCATTTATATTAATCAAATTACCGATTCTGAATTACCATATAATTTTATAATACCACAACCATTTGACACTCAAAGTAATTATATTATTAAATTAATTGATGCCTACGGTTGTGTAATAACAAGTAATTTTAGTATAAGTTAATGTCATTACTACCAGGATATTATCAAGTCGCGAGATGTTGCGCATCTCCTGAGTTTTCAGAGAAGTATCAAATATATCTTACCTCAACTGCGTATGACGTAAACCCACCATCAAATGTTTATCAAGTAGGTGGAGTTTACGCAGTAGTATCTTCTTTATACCCAACCCCAAATTATGATTGTATAAAAATACTTGCAGGTCCTCAGTCAACTCCTTACGCAGATTTAACAATTGCAACTAGTCCACAATTTTATAGTACAGGAGCGTTTAGTTCTTGTGGAGCGTGTAAAGCAATAAATGCATGTCCTCCAGGTGTGAGTCCAAGTAGCACTCCAACAAACACTCCAACACCAACTAAAACTAAGACTCCTACACCAACTAAGACTCCTACACCAACAAAAACTAAGACTCCTACACCAACTAAAACTAAGACTCCTACACCAACTAAAACACCAACAATAACTCCTACACCATCAACAAGTCCTCCACCAGGTTATGTCGATTGTACAATATATTTAATAGATGCAAGTGCAGATAGGATTGCAACAATCAATCCAAGTGCAAATACATATTCTCTTTTAGGAACTCTTAACCCTTCCTTAGGTTCAAATGACATTGCAGTCACCACAAGTTATATTTATACCTCAAATTTAGGAAACGTAATATATCGATATAATAAATCAACTCTCCAATTAATTAATACAATATCAACAACTATTACTCTTGGTAAGGGTTTGGCAAGTGTAAGTGAAAATGTATTAATATGTAATTCAAGTAACTCAATTTACTCATTAAACGTAAGTACCTCAACCGCAACTAATACATTATTATTTTCACTACCTGCGGGTTATTCTATAACTGGTGATTTAATCAAAACATCGTCAAACACATATATAATGTCTGTGACGAGTAATACCGGAATTAAGTATTTAAATGAGTATAATAGTTCAGGAGTCATACAAAATTCGATAAACCTAACAAACTTAGGGTTAACTCAGGTTGAAGGTATTGCAACTCAAGGTAATAATGTTTATTTAGTAAATGGTTATTCTGTTTATCGATTAACATACAGTGGTACAGCTTGGGTAGTAACATTCCAATTTGATTTGGTGGCTGGACAAAATATTTCAGGGGCAGATTCGTCAAGTCCTTCTTGTAATACTGTAACTTTACAAGATTTAATAGATAACCCTGTCTCACCAGCTCCCGCACCAACTCAAAGTCCCACATCAACACCAACACCCACATCTGTAAATAAAAATGCATATTATATTCTACAAGAATGTTGTTCAGGTACTAACTATCAAGTAACAAATATTAATTGGGTTGGTCAGGGAACTATACCTCAAGTTGGGGTTACGGTCCATATGTCAATTAAGAATTTATCTCTTGGGACAGAGATTACTAGTTGTTTTGTAATTACATCAATATCAACGGTATTCAATGGTACTTTACAATTATACGGACCTCCAACTGTATCGTCAACAACGATTACAAAATATGGTACAAATGATTGCGCCAACTGTTTATCGTCAGAAGGTATCACTTGTCCATCTCCAACCCCAACTCCAACAGTAACAAAAACACCAACTTTAACACCAACAAAAACACCTACAAAAACCCCAACAAAAACACCTACAAAAACCCCAACAGTAACTCCATCGTCAGGAACTGACTCTTGTCCAATATATGTAAACTTTTTAAATAGTATCTATCAAAACAATCCGGTAACAAACACAACCTCACTTATTGGTCAATTATACGGAGGTTCTCCATCCGGAGCAGATATCGCAATTTCACAAAATTATATATTTGTAGTATTCAACTTTATAATTTCATGGTACGATAGACAAACATTACAGTTTGTTAGTTCCCGTACAATGTCTTATAATGGTTCACAACTAGTACTAGGTGCAGGACTTGACGCCATAGATGATAGTACAGTTATATCTAATTCAGATGATATAATTTACGAAATAGATTTATCCTCAAATCCTGCGATTTTAACACCTATATTTACATTAGGAGATGGAAGTGGGGTTCCAGTTGAGTTGAATGGTGACATTTTAAAATTATCAAACGGTAAATATCTCACTTCTGAGATTGAAAACTTTGGGAACGGTCCCGCATATATTAGACAATATAGTCAGGAAGGTGATTTAGAAGTTCAAATAAATGTTAGCGATTTAGGGTATAATAATATATACGGTATAGGAATTAAAGGTGGTAATTTTTACTTATATGATGGTGGAGCCGAAGGTACGGTATTACAATTAACATATTATTCAGGTACTTGGTCAATAACACCCGTAGGTTCAACAGGAATTAGAAATGCCGGTGCGGCATCGTTAATTAGCTGTAACACACTTTCATTATCAGATGTTCAAAATAATCCAACCCCACCACCAGCACCTGTGCCCGCATCCCCAACACCAACATCTACCCCAACTCAAACTAAGACACCAACACCGACAAGAACTTCAGGATTAGTGGGACCAACACCAACTTCAACACCGACAAGAACAGTAACACCAACTAAAACCAAAACCCCTACACCAACTAAAACACCAACTATAACTCCAACAGATACTCCATTTCCAATAAAATCATCACCAACACCTACAAAAACAGTAACACCGACCAAATCACCTGTGTGTATATCTCCTGAAATATATAATGTAGTATTACACACTCCACCAAGCGCGTTTTTTATATTTTGGTCAGGTACAGGAGTTAATTGTTCATCTGTAACAGTTTACTATTCATTTGACGGAATTAGTTACACACCTAGCACTGTTGGGTGTAGTTCTCCGGCAGCCGTTAATATGGCAGGATATGTTACAGGTCCGGTATATGTATATACTGAAGCAACATGTAGTAGTGGTGGTTCATCATCACCATCGAAAGAATACATAACTACACCAATTTCTGTTACTCCAAGTATAACACCTTCAATTACACCGACAAATACCCCACCTAGGTCCGCAACACCAACAGTTACTCCAACATCAACAGTTACTCCAACATCAACAGTTACTCCAACATCACAAAGTCCAACAGTTACCGCATCAAATACACCAACACCAACACCAACAAAAACAGTAATTAATTTTAAATCACCAACACCAACACCAACTAACACATCAACACCAACCGTAACACCAACAGTAACTCCAACAACATATACAATTTGCCCTCAAGAGGTGTACACATTATACACTAATGACCCATTATATACACAATATGACGGAGTATATTTACAATATGGTGAGTATAATAGTGAAGCTTATTTTTGGAATCCATCTAATGAATATTTCATATATTATAATTCAGGAACAACAAGATGGTGTCTATCAACAAATTTAGGCGAATCATGTGTACTTGAAGGTAAGAGTCCTTGTTACAGTATTTGTCCTGATTTGTGTGATGATATACTTTACACAGGATATATAACACCTACTCCTTCTCCTTCAGATAACACATGTTCAGATTTTTATTTTGAAGCATTATTTGATTGTACAATTAATGAGTCATCCTACCCAGGATTAACTCCAAGCAATACTGTAACATCAACTCCAACTCCAACTAAAACACCTACAGTCACACCAACACAGTATTGTTATGGCAAGTCAGTTGATGTGTCAGCAACAACTTTCACAATTTCAGTATCTCCAACTCCAACTCCAACCCCCACAACAAGCCCTATACCTTATAATGTTGCAGTTTCAGGAACAGTAACTTATAACTCTTTTGAACAATACCTATTATGCCCAATATCTAAAAAATTAATAGATTGTAATTCAGACCAAGTATTTTATGTTACCGGTTCATTAGGTGACCTACCAATAGGTGGTGTTATCTCAGTGTTTATAAATAACATAAGTTATTGTGTAACATATTCAGATATTGTTAGCACAGCCCCAACTCACACATTAACTTCGGTAGAATCAGGAGATTTATTAAATTGTGTTTTCTGCACACCTGGAGTTAGTCCTCAAGTAACACCATCAAATACTGTTACTCCTACCCCAACTACATCACCAACACCAACACCATCATCACAAGTATACACATACATATACAGAGTTTGTAGAAGTTACCCATTAAGTCCTATTATTGTTATACAATCTCAACCTGTATTGAATGTTAGTTTAGGTCAAGGATTTACATCTCAACCAACTTCACCATCATTAGGTAAAAAGGTAACATATATAAATGTAATACCAGGTTGGAACCCGTCGTATCCTGCAGACATTGTATACACAGGAAATTACTTTGGTGTTGCTTCAAATATTTCAGACACACCGAATTGTCCTCCATCAGTCTAAACTAAATTTTATAAAATAAAAAAGGGTCCTAATTGGACCCTTAACTTTCTATTATTTTTTTTATTTTGAATTAAAGTAACTTAAAACTACCGTATAAGCATCTGTCATATCAAAATTCTCTTTCTTTAATGTATTGTTTCTCGTGTACAACCATGTTATTTGTGGCTCACGTTTAGCAACTAATTCCCATATAACTTGTTTTTTATCAATATCTTTAGGATACCCTCCAAATAAAACAAATTTACCTTTATCATTTTCTTTAACTAATTCAGGAAATGCATTTTTTCTTGAGTTATATGTTGAGATGAATTCAGGTACAATACCTAAAACATCATACACCTCTTTGGTTATTAATGTGTTATACCTCAATAAAGTACCTATAGTATACACATTATTAGAATTGAGTAATGGTTCTTCAATCACAACCTTAACAATACCTAAATTCTTATATTGTTCTAATTTTAATTTAAATAAATCAGATTTTTTTAGGAGTTCTTCTATCTTATCTTCTGATTTAGGTTTAGGTTGTGGAGAAATGTGAGTTAATTCCAATAACTCTTTAGTTTGTAAATCAAAAAGTGCCCATCCTATAGTTTTAGTTGACACATCTAATCCCAAAATTTTGGGATTATTCTTAAGCTCTTTCTTTGACATTAAAAATCGTATTTAATCATTATCTGCTGTATACCACTTCTTTGGGTTGGTCTTTGCATTTTTGATATAAAAATAAGGTCTTTATCCGAATCGTAAAGACCGATTTCATTAAAATATGGAGTTATTGAAGTATTCCATGATGGATTACTACTACTAACAAACATTCCTGAAGGTAAGTTAACTCTATATTTCATTTCATATATGGTCGCTTGGATGTCTGTTTCAATATTACCATAGAAATAATATTCATCTCCAAAATTTAAACCTCCAGTACTTCCTAAAGTTGGTATGTACAATACCGACCCCATATCATGAATTGAGGCGTTATCATATAATTCAGAAGTTATAGTAAATGTACTTTGGTATAGTCCCTGTGGGTCAATATACCCTCCAACAGTATATCCGCTTAATTGGTTAGTGAAATCAATTTCTTTCCAAAGGTTTGGGTTTGGGTATTCCCCTGTAGTAACTTTCTGAGCAATGACGTAAAATTCTTCAGCGACAAATCCTGTAACTCCATCAATATTCATACAACCAAATTCATTATTAAATATTAATGAAACATCCATTGCGTAGTTAGTACACCCACTAGCAGGTCCTTGTATTTTTTGATAGTATTGACAATGTAAAGAATTTGTAAATGACCCATTATTATAAAAACCATATGAAACCCATAATGTTTCACCATCACCACTTAAAACACCTGTACTTGTAATATCACCATTACATATATTAGGAGCAACTAAATTAACTTTAGGTGCGGGTAACGTCCAGTTTCTATTTGATTTATAAGACAATGCTGCAATTATTTCAGCGTCATCAATAACAATTAATTGGTCATCAGGAAATACTTTACCAATTCTACTCGGAGTACCTCCTGTATTTAAATAATTATCCCAAAGGGTATAATATCTAATACCAGGATTATTCATATCCGAGTTTTTACTCGAATTAAGTAATCCTTGTTCCATAAATCCACCTCCATTTACAGGTGGGTCTACATAAAAAGTTTCACCTGAACAACAATTACTACCTTTATGCCACATCAGTGTCGGGATATGTAATTTAAAATTGCGAGCCTGTCCTGTTTCACCAGGATTATTTTCGTCGTATTCTTCAACAGCAAATTTTTCACCGTAAAAATTATTTATCGCTTGGTTTGTAAAATGTATAACCGCAATTGATTTTTGTTCTTCAGGGGTCACTATAACTGGTTCATCGTATGAATTAAAATAAAAAACATCAGTGGTCGCCGATTGACCTAAAGAACTCATGTATCCTAAATATTCTTTTGTACCTATATAGTCTTTTGATGCATAATAATTGTAGTCCTGATACACTGCATTATTAAGTCCCGCAATACTACTACTCCATATTATATTCATATTCCAAACTAATGATGAAATTTGGTCAGTATAACATAAAGATTCGTAATTTACCACATCATCATTCCAATGACCTGCAGGTGTAATAGTATCATAAAGTTGTGTCATCCCTGAAGGATAAACCATTAATCTTGAGTTGGCGGTAGTTGTTAGGGTTGTAAAATCTACACAAGGTCTGTCTAAACCTATTAAATTAGTACCTGAATCATAGTAGGTTACCCTATACGTGAGAGTAGGGTAACAAGATTGATAACATGAACAAAGGTCTGATTGATTATAAAAAACAGTAACAAAATCACCAATATCAATTGTACTATTAGCCGTAGAGTCGCAGGCTAACGGATTTGAAGTTCCAGATATTAATACTCCACCATCAAGTAATGTAGTATCAGTTTCAAATTCACTGTTTATAGTATAAGCAGAACATGGTTGTACATACCAACAACTTGAGTCACCTGAAAAAAACCCTCTAGGTTCTGCACTATTATATATTGATACATATTCAGATTCCATATAGGGTATACCATAAGTATTACCTGAAGTGCCTTGCATATAATACGGATACTTAATATAATTTTTTGTAGACTGTGGATATCCAGTATTATTTTGAGCGTTATATGGTGGCATCAAAACTTTAGAAGTTGTTGATACTGAGTTAGTAACTCCAGTGTATAAAACCTCACTATCTCCAATTTGAAAATATTGTATGTTTAAATTTCCTTGTGAAATTTTTCTTCTACCAACGTCGGTAATTCTAGTTGAGATTAATCCTGATGTATTTTGTAAAATATAACCCATATATAATAATTATCAAAATCTAAATTTTATTATCCTCCAAAAAACTGTTGTCCTAAATTAGCGAAAATTTCAACAATATCATTACCTATCGATACAGTTGAACATGGAGCATTATACAATTTGACATTTCTTAATTGGTATTTTAATAAATATGAATACTTTTTGTTACATGGAAATGTTCCATTTGGTTTATTCCCTATTAATATAGAATGATTAAATGCTAAATTATATGTATCACTACTTGTGATTTGTAACGCATTATACATACTAACATCCAAGACAACTGTTTTGGCAGATAAAGCTCCTTTACATCCTGCCAATGCAAAATCAGTAGTAACTTGTGGTTGTATTATAGGTGTTTGTAATATTGAATTTTTTTCAACCGTATTATTAGTTCCCCAACTATAATAATCTGAAGAAACATATTGTGGAGATTGGGTTATTTGACTTGTAAAACTTAAATCAAATTCAACAATTACTCCACTAGGTAATGATGGAGTAATTGTAATTTCCGCCAATCGACCATTTGTAATAGTTGTAGTATATATAGAAGACGGATTAGAATTCCAATTTGTAGTAGTATAATTTCCAGTTGGGTTACCAACAAAATTTACATTTATAACATAATTTTGATTTTGTGTTTGAGATACAGTTACACCAGCGTTTGATGTATTACCGTTATTGTCCATAACATATAAAGTGTAATTACCTGATACTAAATTATTAAATAACGGTGAGTTTTGATATGTTATATTATCAATTGAATACGTATAAGGAGGAGCTCCCCCATTTGCTGTAGCCAAAATACTTCCATTATTTGTACAAGCATTATTAACTGTATAAGTTAATGATAACGTTTGAGATGAACAAGTACCTTCAGTTACTACTACTAAACCACTTGTTGTATTTCCACCACCTAAGAATGCCCAACCATTGTTTGGTATTAGTGAAGTTGTTGTAGATTTTAATTGTGGAGTTTGACTACCACACATAACTAAACCAACAAATTCCCAATCTGTTCCATTGTGTAGTATAAAATATTGACCATTTTCAGAAATCCAAGAATAATGAGAATTTTGAGTTCCATTATTAATAAATGTAATTAAATAAGATTGTTCACAATATGTGAAAGACATACATAAATTTGGGATTAAAGGTTCACTACCAACACTTTGTGATGGAGTCATAGTAGGTGTTGTTGTTGGGGTACTTGTTGGTGTCGGTGTCGGTACATAGAATCCACAAGTAGTTGTTGACGAGAAATCACCATAATAATCTGTAACAACCGCAGTGTAAAAACCATAACTAACGTTATTTAACGTTTGAGATGTCTGTCCATTAGACCATTGAATAGAATATGGGGCGGTCCCGCCAGTAATTAATAGAGAAATAATTCCGTCACTATATCCAACACCTGAAGGTTCTTGGACTACTTGACATTGTACCTCCATTGGGTATATCGTAATAACGTCACATTCGTTTTTACCAGTTAACCTTAGACTTACGGTAACTTCAGGGTATGGTGTTCTTGAAACTGAGATTGATGGAGTTACAGATGGTGTGTTTGTAATAGTCGGAGTAACTGTTGGAGTGGTGGTTTTGGTTGGTGTGGGTGTAAAACCTATACTTTTTGTTGGAGTACTTGTCTTAGTAGGGGTTATGGTTTTAGTAGGAGTTGGAGTCGGTGTTTTAGTCTTAGTAGGAGTAGGTGTTGGTGTTTTAGTCTTAGTAGGAGTTGGAGTCGGTGTTGAAGCCGCGCAACAATAACCAGGTGCTGACCCACATACTGCAGGAGCATTTAAAACTAAACTTGCAGTATTTGCCCCATAATCATAACCTGATGAAGATGGACCAATTAAATTTTCAATAATAAAACAAAAATTAACACCCTCAACCGATTCAATGTACCACATTTCACCAGGTTGTCCACCGCTTGGCATGTTAATTATATATTGATTACCATCACAACAGTTGGATACTAAATAATTATATGGCGGTACAAACATCATTTTATATTATAAATAATTGTAATTGTGTTTTATTAAAAATAAATTCATTATGGTTTAACAGTTACAGTCCAATTATAAGGTGAGTTTTTCAAACCTAAATAATAAGGGTTTGTTAATCCTCCTGTTGGTGATTCTGGTTGTATACCTGAAGTACCTGACAATAATAAAGTTTTGTTTGTTAAGGTACGAGCCGTTGCCAAATTGTAGAAATCTTGTAATAGGTAATCCACCGCCGCGGTTTTTAATCCTGTATTTGTAAATTGACCACTTGTAAATCCAGTCAAAGCGGAAAAAGTATTAGTCCATCCTGTTAAACTTGTTGTTGAATTAAACGAAAATATTTTTAAGGTTGACGGGAAATCTCCTTGTATTAGGTCGGACGATGTTTTAAAATTATTATCTCCCAGATATATGGTATTTAGTGACGTAACCGCACTTAAATTAGTCATAGCACTTAAACTACTATTACTTGACAAATTAATGTAGGTAGCACCTGTCATTAAACCCAAATTAATGTTTGTTAAATTATTAAGGGTCATATCAATTGTTCTAATTGATGATGGGAAATTTTTAGTCCAAGCCGTTAATCCAACTCGACTAATATCAAATTCATTCAAACTTGTCGCACCAGTTAATTCTTGAGTCCATTCGGGTATGTAAGTATTTACCCCAAATTGATTTCCTACAATTATATACTGTAACGATGTAGGTATATTACTTGTATATCCTGTAAATTGATTATTATTTAAATAAAGGTTTTGAATTGAATTTGGGAATGTCGGAGGTAGTGATTGTAAATCGTTATTATTTAATTTTAGTGTCACCAAACTTGTACATGCTGAAATTGAATTGGTAAACGCACTAATGTTATTTTGTTGTAAATCAATATATAAAACTGACGATGGGAAAGTTTTTGTCCATCCTGTAAGTGAACATTCTCTAGCTCTAAAATATTGTAAATTAGTCGCACCTGATATTTCAACATCCCAAGAATATAAAGCATTATTATAACCACCAACAGTTGAACTAATATCAAAATCAGTTGTTGATGTTGGAAAATTTGATGTATATCCTGTTAATAAATTATTTTGTAACCACAATGTTGATATTGAATTTGGTAGGACTTGCGGTATTGTTTGTAACCTATTTCTATCCAATCTTAGTGTTGACAACGAGGTACATGCCGAAATTGTATCTGTAATACTAGTCAAACTATTATTATATAGATATAATAATGATAAATTTGTATTATTATTTAAATTCGGTTGGAAAGATTTAAAGGAGTTGACACCACCTAACAATCCACCAGTCTGATTGTCTAAATCAATTCTTGTAATACTTGTTGGGAAATTTTCAGTCCACCCTGTAATTCTATTACTATCTAAACTAACTCTAGTCGTTGTCGTACTTGAACTCAATGGTGTTAAAAAATTAAAATTACTTAACGTAGCATTTTCCGCCAAATAAATCCAAGCACCTGTTTGTGGTGAACCAAAGTTGAGTTGTGTTAAATATGTATTATTTCTAACAGATAAACTTGTTGGTCTTGATGAGACTGTATATCCTGAATAATTAATTGTTGCCGAAGTAAAATTATTATACCTATATTGAATGTTACCTAAATTGGTACTATTTTTAATTTCAAAATTAAACGTACTTGCAGAGTTATAATTGTAAATAAAAGTATCAAATGTTGTAGGATAATAAAAACTAAAATCTTCCACTGTTGAACCTGTAATACTAATTAAATCCAAATTAGTGAAAGCGGTAAAAGTATAAGTATTTGCAGATATTCCTGAAATTTTTCCAAAATATAATTCATTGATACCCGCCGCCGAATTTGGGAAAGTCGGTGACCCATATCTTAAATCATATAATGTGGTAGTGTAATCACCGCTAGCATAACTTTTACTTAATGCAATATTAGTAGTTGCGGTGTAAGCCGGACTTACAATAGAATAATTTAAAGCGGGGTCACCATTACCAAAATCAACTGTAAATTTAGAATTTAATAACGACCTTAATATGATAGTTTGAGGATTTGAACCATCTATATTCTGAACCTCAAAATAAGGTGGTATTGGCATAGATTTAGAAGGAGTAATACTTGGAGTTATACTTGGGGTTGGTGTTGGGGAGGTAGGTGGGGCGGATGGTGTGGGAGTAGGGGTTGGGGTATTTGAGGGTGTTGGTGTGGGTGTTGTTTGAATGAATTGTAATTCTTCGCATCCCTCAGAACTTTCCACAGTTACTTGTACAAATGGTAAAGTTGACCAATCTGACGGTAAATCAACATAAATTGTTGGAGGTACGTATGATGTCTCATATGCCGCCAAAAAACAATTATTACCGTTGTTGTCACATACAGTTATTTGATACGGCGGAGTACCTGTTATATTTGTTATTGTTATATAGCAACTCATTCAAATATAAATACCACTCCTATCACTTTGTTAATTTATTAGAATTAATTCTTATAAACTTATACCAAATTCTTTCGTGTAAAAAATATACAATTGGTTTAATTAATAATTCACCAATTCCAATAAGTGATGACATTTGTACTGACGCCCCTAACAAGTAAGCAGTTGTAACAGTAATTAAAGTACCCAACAATCTGTAAGATATTGTTTTTAAAATGTGACGAGTAAGTACTGATTCTTCTTTAACTGTTTGGATATAAGCAATATTATCCTTGATTGTACAGTGTCCTTTACAACTGATATGCCATTTATAATCATTAATTTCTTCAATCCAATCTTTAGTTGTCGATGTATATCCATCAACAATAATATTTGAAACTAAAATTTCTTTCCCATTTTCAATTAATCTCCATCTATTAGTTTCATCGGTTGAATTTGTATTAAACCTTATTTGAAATGTTTTTATATTACTCATAATAGTCCTTCGGTTTTCATTTGTTCTCTAATTTTAGTTGCCGAAATATCGTGAATCTCTTGAGGAGGTATTCTTTCAATAATATCATACCCTACACCTCTACCAAATTCTATTGAGCATATGTCAGGAATTATTAATACTTTAACTCTATCATTCATATCTGAATAATGAGACTCGATATTTGTTTTAACTTCTAAAGCGGTAAATGGATTTTTTTCATCAGGTTGGATATCTCTGATACAGATTAACACATTTTTACCTTCGTCCAAAGCTTGTTTAAATAACTCTTGATGCCCTTTGTGAAGTGGTTGCCATCTTCCAACAAACATTGCATGCTGACCTTCCTTAGGTTTCAAAGATGATTCTACGTGTATTTTTTTATCCCAATTTTTCATTTTCTATTAAATGGTATTAAGTTTAAACATTCAGACACTGTAATATTTGTAGTATCAATGTCAATATAATTCTCAGTTGGTTTTTCGTAATCTTTTGCAAAATTTTGTTCCCTACCTCTTATTTCATCAGTATGTACGTATATTTCAACAACTTTATTTGTTTGTTTCAAAGAGTCTCTCATAATTTTATAAGGAGCAACTACAGAAACAACCACAGTAAAACCTTTATGGTCTAAGAACCTACATAAATCTAAAACGGATTGTATGTTTTTTTCTCTACCCTCTTTTGAGTAGTCAAAGTTTTGGAATAGTTCTCTTAATCCGTCCCCATCAATATGGATACAATTATCTGAACAGTTTCTAATAAAAGCTTCCGCCAATGTTGTTTTTCCAGCACCTGGCTGTCCTGTGAACCAATAAATCATATATTCTTTGGGTATTTAAAAATTTCATTATACCATCCATATTGATTGTAAATCCAATCACAAATATCAGAACCTAATATCTTTTGAGCATCAGATGGTAACAACTCTAAAGTTTTTTTTATTTTATGGTCACCAAAAATTCCATAAACCTCATCATCTTCTTTTGTAATTTGTTCAATATTTTCAAAGTCGTGTTGGAAATATGGTATTTCAAAATAATCATAAATTTTTCTCATAATCAAATCAGGATAAAGACACAGGTCTTCATATTTAATAAACAGTATATTTTCGTTTATACCTTGTCTAAAAATTTCTTGTAGTCTTTCAATTGCCATTCCAACTGGTTGTGAGCTGGCCCATATGTCAATTCGTTTAGGTGTTGAGGTCCCTTTTAATTCAGCATGGTTTACAATTCCAAAATCTTTATGTTGATTTTTTCTGAAGTTTTTTTCCATAGATGTATAGATATCTCTGAGGTCTCTCACCATACAAACAATTTTTGGTTTGTCAACAATTTCTTTTAGAAACCCATAATGGATTCCCCACCCTCTACTTTTATCGACTACATATTTTTTATCAGTAACACCTTCATAAAACCCTCTCATACCTTCTTTACAAAAAGATAAGAATCCATTTTTCATAAGTTCAGGGTCCTGAGCCTTAAACTCAGGTGAACTACTATAGTTGGCTCTCGCAGCATAAACTAACTCCAAAACCCCACTTGTAGGTGTCGAATAGATGTCAGGATTTTGAGCCAAAATGTTTTGAAGTAAAGTACTACCTGCTCGGGGTAGTGAGCTTTGAAAAAATAATTTTTCCATTTTTAATATATTTTTTTAACAGTTTTCCAATATTCTTGATTTCCGTAGGATGTACATATTTCTTCTCCAATCTCAATATCCCTTAATGCTATAAAATAGTAGATTCCATTATCAGAATTACACGTCCATGTCGCATTATTATTATCACTGTGATTGTATATACAACCGTAACCTAAAGGTATTGCGTACTTTAATGGTTTTACACCACAGGGATATGAAAACCGATATTTTAATAAAATGTCGTCATTTAAACCTAAATCTATCTTGAAAAAAATTGAGTAGCAAGTTTCAATAATTTCATCTTTCAATATTTTTTCAGTAGCAAAAACTCCAAGTCCGTGAATTGGAGAAGATTTAACTTCAATTTTATTTGGTATTGGTATGTTCATTATCACTTAGAGAATTTATAATCTCATTAATATCAAACATTTCAAATTCATTATTATATGGAAACTCTAATGGTTCTCCTTGTATGTTGAATTTATTAATGTATGACATTTTTAATTCTGGTTTCTTTGTAAACGGTTTTGAAACAATGTTCTTATTTGTCTCATACCCAAAAACTTTAGGAGAATTAACAACCCATAGCACTGTTGATTCTAACTTTAGGGCTCCCGCAACATGTTGTCCAAAACTATCCATAAAAAATCTTTTATTACTCATAGCAATTAAAGTTGCAACGGACCTGAAAGTGTCAGTAACTGGTACTGTATTTGGGAATGATGGTTGGTCTTCTCTCTTCAAATGAAAAATAGTGTAACCATATTTAAATTTTTCAATTACACTTTCAACAATGTGAAATGGAATATCTCTAGCCCAAGAATATTTTAAATTTTGTTCAACCCCTCCATTTGTTTGAATCACCATAATTGGTTTATCCGTTGTGTATTTTCTTGAGAAGTAATTAATTTCTCTTTCGGTCAAATATATGTTTGGTAATTCTCCATTATAATCTAACCCAAAAAGTTTACACCATGTTTCAATTAAATTTTCCGTTTTATTAATATGATTAGTTTCAAGATAAGGGTCATGAGCAAAAAGTTTAAACTCTTTGTCTTCTATATAGTCCGAATAAAAGTAGGAATGTTCACCGAAGTTAAACGCCCTATCAACATTAGGGTTGTTTAGAAAAACATCAGGATATCCTGAAACAACAATTAATTTAGAATTTGGGTATTTTTTTTTAATTACCTCAGTAACAGCGGTTGCGACTATACATTTACCTATTCCACCATTAATTTGAAAAATAATGTTCATACTAAAAATCTTTTATTTAAAATATAAAAGATTTGTTCTTTATTGTGAATACGAATTTAAGGTAATTTACTTATTATCTCATCTGAATTGTTACATAAAAATCCATTAATAGTTACCTCAGAACCAACAAAAGCATATATCCCCCCTCCCATGAAAATATGTACACACATGTTGTCTATTTTTTCATAAGACTCGTATTGGTAATCTGAATTTCGATAATTTATAAGATTGTTGTTAATTGAAATGTAATCCATTAGGCTTTATTTATTTGTACATGTATAAATGAACTTAAAGTTGAGTCCCCGACGTTCCCATTTTGTACCGCAACTATAACGTATTGGTTCACAGTCCAATTTATGTTATTTGACGCTACCGCACCAGTTCCAATAACATCATCAAGTGTTGATGTACCTCCAGCTTGGAAAGTTTCAGTATTAGTTGATGATTTTACAACAAGTGTTCTTGGTATTTGCAGATATACAGTGGTCGCGGCGGCTGTTGTACTTGTTCCGACTAACGAACCCCCAATCGCCGCGGAAGTGTTAACATAATATCTTAATATTACTGTTCCAGCGGTACCTGTTTTTCTAATTCTTGACCTAATATTTAAAATGTCTCCAACACCTACAGTATTTGCAGGAATTAAAACACTAGAGGTCAAAGTACTGGCTATTGTACCTGTAACCGCAGTACCGTCAGTAACTGTTTGTAAAGTTTTAGTTATACCTGGAACAGTTATACTTGTTGCGGTAAATCCGCCTGTTATCATATTATTAGTGTAAAATGTACAGTTGGCCGTAGCATTTAATCCACAACCAGCGGCGAACGAAAAATTACCCGTAACAGTATTTCCACTACCACCAACAACACCACTTACTTGACCTGTAACTAAATTACGTTGTCCACCACCTATAAATGAATACCCCGCAGTTGTCGCACTATTAGAAAATCCTCCACCTATAAAATTACCAAAATTGTCATTTACATTACAAAAACCACCAACAATAACCCCATAATCACCACTACTACAAATTCTATTATTACAACCACCACCAATAAAAGAATGTCCTATTAAAGCGTTACAAATTAAATTAGAACACCCACCAACAATTGCAGAATTAATTCCTAAAGTCACAGAATTAAACACACCACCACCAATAAATGATTGACAAGTACACATAGAATTACTACACCCATTAAAAATACCACTATGACTTCCATTAGTACTTATAAGATTACTCCTACCTCCTCCGATTGTTGCCGATGAACCGCAATTAGTATTTAAACACCCGTTTATTACGGTTGCGAATCCAACACCGGCAACAAGATTCGCCTGTCCATTAAATATTTGACCACTTGCCGTACATCCACTATTTGAAATACCATTTAAAATTGTTTGATTACCAAAAGATTGATGTATAAAATTACTTTGACCATTTAAAATGGTTGAGATTGTCCCACAATTACAGTTACTTAATCCGTAAACTAATGAGTAGGAGTTTCCCGCAAGATTACCGGACCCGTTCAGTACTGTAGAATAAGTACCTGAAGCAGTATTGTTACTACCATTTAAAATAGTAGGATAACTTGTGGTAGTTGCAGAGTTAGAGCCGCCTCCACCAATAAAAGAATGTGATGAACAAGCTTTATTTAAAACCCCTCCCCCAATGAAAGAACACGCCCCAAAACTACAGTTTGATACCCCACCAACAATAACCCCACCTGAACCACAATTCATGTTTTGACTTCCTCCAACGACAACTGAGTTTAAACACAGTGATAACCCACTATAACCTCCGGCAATTACTGAAAAATTACCTAATGCGCAATTAAGAAATCCTCCTGCAATTGTTGTTGTACAACCCGAAGATAAATTACAATAACCACCCCCAATTGTCGCATAAAATGTTGCCCCTGTATTGAATGCACCTCCAGCGACCACAGAATTTGCACCTGACGCCAAATTACCGTAACCACCAATAATTGACGAATAGCAAGACGATACAGTATTTTGTCTACCCCCTCCAATAGTAGAAAACCCGTTACTTACAGTATTACAGAACCCACCAGCAATTGTTGCGTATGTGTCTGAACTTGTATTAGTCTTACCTCCAACAACAACACTATTTACTCCTGACGCTAAGTTAGACTCACCAGCACCAACAAAAGAGTAGGTACTTGTACCGCTATTACATATACCACCACCAACAAAAGAGTAATTAGCATTTGCCACATTTTTAAATCCGGCAACTATAATACCACTGGCACAAGTAGTATTACATTCCCCGCCACCTATAAAATCAATACATCCCGCCAAAATACAATTAGACAAACCACCACCAATAAATGTTGCACAAGTACCCTTACCACCAAATGAACAAATTTTATTTAAACACCCACCAACTATTGAACCACATGATGGCCAATCTATAGTATTTTGAATACCCCCAACCACACTTGAGTATGGTCCGCAGACTGTATTATTCGCACCTCCACCAATAAATGAGGAGAAATGTCCGGTTTGACCTGAGATTATATTATTTGAACCTCCAACAACTGAGGAATAATTTGAACATGTGACCCTATTACTTGAGCCTCCAACCACGCTAGAGTATGATGCGGAATTATCAATTTTATTATTTATTCCTCCTCCTACAAATGTTGAAATCGTACAAGAATTACAATTAAGTGACCCCCCCACAATTGAAGAACAAACTCCACAATTTATATTGTTTATACCTCCACCTATAAAATTAAAACACCCAAAAAGACTTATTGATGTTAAATTTCTAATTGGTTCGGAACTATTAAAGTTAGTTCCTGTAGAAACATCTAAATCCAAACAAGTGTAACCTCCACTATATGATGATGCGGTAATATTACCTTTTATTATTTTGTTATCATATATATTAAAATATTGGACAGTATTACCATTAGGAAAACTAGCCGTTACGTCTCCAGAAATTAATACTCTGTTATAAGCAGATTGTGTTGTATATATATTTGATTGGGTTATAGTCCCTCCATTTATATTAGCCGCTCCCCCATGTATTCCACTACCTAAAGAAATATTATTGTTTCCAGCCCCACCTGTAGTCGTAGTTTCGTTACCACAATTTAAATTATAATAACCCCCACCAATAAATGAAGTACACGTATATGTTGAGATTGTATTTTTATATCCCCCAACAATTGATGTCCCACTACTAGAAAAATCAATAGAGTTTAAACATCCTCCAAGTATTAAAGAGTTTGGTGAATTTTTTCCGGCAAATTGATTACCCGAACCACCTAAAATTGATGAATAATCACTACTAGGACTAATAGAATTTTTAGCTCCACCTCCAATTAATGACCCTATAGCGCCTTGAATACAATTACCTCCTCCCCCAACTATTGAAGCGTTTTTAGAGGAATATACACTATTTGTATAACCCCCACTAATTGTTGAATAGTACGAAGAAGATGTTACTGAATTACCTCTACCACCACCAACTGTTGCATAATCTGAACAAGCCGAATTTTGGTATCCTCCACTAACAGTTGTTGAACACCCTTGTGTTTGATTATTGTAACCTCCAGATATTGTCGAATAATAGGAATTTGATTGTGATAAATTATTCTGTCCTCCGGCAATTACCGAATAAACTGAAGTATTAAATATCTTATTAGAGTCCCCTCCAAGAATTGACGAGAAGGTAGTTTCCACCAAATTATTACATCCACCACCTATTGTAGAGTAACTACTTCCTGAAATGATATTATAATAACCTCCACTTATAGTTGACCCATTACCAACAGCAGGTCCAACAGAATTAAAAGACCCTCCACCTATCGTAGAACCATATGAACTACTAGTATTTTTGTAACCCCCACTTACAGTTGACCTAATACAATTTGCAGCGTTATTATGACCACCCCCAACAAAAGAATAATCACCACCAGCAATATTATTATAACCCCCGCTAACTATGGATGTGTTTCCACTTGAGGTGTTATTTCTTCCACCTCCTACAAAACTATAATTAGTAGAAGCGGTATTACCCGAACCAGCAAGAGAACCCGCAAAATCACCCGCAGCCGTATTACTTACCCCACATCTTATTGTGGAATTAATACCTGTACCTGTTATATATAATGTAGTCGCTGATGATGTAGTTCCACCACTACCTGAACTATATTTTTTCCAAACCGCCGTCACATGTGTTTCACCTCCAATACCTTCGATGGTAGATGCCGTCCAAGCATTTATAAAATTTTGACCCTCAACTGTTGTACTATCAACTGTGGTTCCAAAATCATAAAAAGTTATAGCAGTAGTCGCAGTAACCGCAGTCCATAATGATTCATAATTATTAATTCTAAATTGGTATATTTGGTCGTCCTCATAAACATAGGCCAACATACCTAATCTTCTTCTACCTGAAGATATATTATCAGAGTTAAGAGTTAATACATCGGGCGAGAATACCGCGCCTGTACCTTTTGTAAATTGTATAGGTATAGTATTACCACTATATTCTATAGGTCCAAATGTTGCGGGAGGAATCGTATATACTAAATCAGTAAGATTAAATACTTCCATATAACCTCCAACACCAAGAACGGAAAAATTTGTCCCAAATGTTTCGGACCTTAGTACTGATTGGACTCCGTTTAGTTGTTCAGAGCTTATTGGATTTTTATACGGAAATGTAGACATATACTATAATTATTAACTTACTGTATTTCCTTTGAAATATATACTCGAAGTATTCAATAAATTAAAGTTAGTTGATGGGTAAGTTGTGTAAACCCTATACGTTGTTTGAGGTATTGTAGACCCAGTATATGTAAAATAATAAGAATATATTGTTGGTTCAGTGTTAACAGTAGTTGGAGGCATAGAAGGACTTGAGGTACTATAGTCAATCTTTTTCTGATACAATCCATTTGTCATTCCCGTAGGAATCATCCAAGTAAACCAAGCTTTACCTGATACAGTATTAGCGGAAACTTGCGTTGTTTTAAAATTATAAGCAACAATTGCATTACCGAAAGAATCGTTTCCACCTGTAGTTTGAGGTACATCTTGATTTATAATTGACGGGAATAGTCCTGAAGTCCACCCTGAAAAATCAACATACACATTTAATTGGGTGTTAAAAATACTTTGATTTGTAGTTGGCGCACTGCTGTTAGTAAACCCATAAAACGTTTGTCCATTATCATACATCCATTGTCCAATACTTGTACTACCTGTTTGAGGTTCAATGAATAAAAACGCCTTCGTAGGTGGTAATGGCGATGAAGTCGGAGTTATAGTTGGAGTTTTTGTAATTGTTGGTGTGGCAGTTTTTGTAATTGTTGGTGTGATAGTTTTTGTAGGAGTATTTGTTGGCGTAGGCGTTGGGCTTTGTGATGATGGAGTTATTGTAGGTGTAATTGTATTTGTCGGGGTAGGTGTTGGACTTTGTGATGATGGAGTTATTGTAGGTGTAATTGTATTTGTCGGGGTAGGTGTTGGACTTTGTGATGATGACGTTACTGTGATTGAAGGTGTGGGTGTTAACATTGTTAAGGTGTTTTGACTAATACAACCATTAACATCATATACTTTAACTAAAATAATTGGAGCCAAACTGTATGGTTCAGGAACCGCAAGTACTAAATTTGGAGGTATGTACGAATCATAATAACCAATTACTTGACAGTTAGCACCGAAATAATCACAAACCTCAATTGTATAAGGAGGTTGACCAGTAATAATATTTAAATTTATTAAACACATCTATTAAGATTGACAATCTAAATCGTATTCAATTTTTAAATCAATGTTTATGTCTAAATCTTGTAGTACATCATAACTCAAATTACAATCTGAAGATATTATGACAATATTCATTGAAGAGTCTATTGAAACATTTCCAACGCCGTATGCTCCATTTAACGCCGACTGTATAGATTCAATAAATAACCCGTCAGTTGGGATATCAGTTAATGAATATGAAGTATAAAATAAAGTAGAATATGTTTGTGTGCCTATTGTTATTTCAGTTATAAAGTTTGCATAATTTAAAACACAATTAGAACCTTCGGATAAATCTTGATATCCTTCATTATACATTTGAATAATACCTCGTTTTTGATTTGAGGTTTCTGTAAACACTTGTTCACAAATATTAAATATTTGATAAGATGAACTGACTAAATTACCACATGTCACAGATACTGATTTTGTCAGAATACACCCATTAGAATCAGTTAAGGTTAAATAATATTCACTACTTGTTAATCCTGTTATGTATATACCTGTTTGAGAACCTAAGGATATTATACCCTCAATAGTACTTGCGCTCCAATAAAAATTATAAGGAGGAGTACCAGCATTAATAATCGCACTAACTGTCCCCTCAGAACCTAATCCACAACTAGTGGAAAATAAATTAAAATCAGTCTCAGATTGATTAATTAAAGTAACATTACCTGTTTGAGTACACCCGCTCTCATCCGTAACAATTATGGTGTAAATTCCGGTACTTAATCCACTAAACAAATATGAAGTGTCACTAATAAGACCTGAGTTTTCTATACCCTGTAGATTATAACTAAATAATGTCGAATTAAAAGGCGTTACATCTACTAAAATAGTACCATTTTGAGAATTACATGTAGTACCTGTTGAGGATATTTCGATTGCGAAATCAGGTGATTGTTCAATCACATACGTATCGGTATACTCACAACTACCCAAATAGTCTGAGATAGTTACGGTGTACGTGTCAGCCGTTAAATTTGTAAATTGATAATTATTAACCTGAGTAATTACGGTATTAGAAACTCCGTTACTGTTTTCTATTGTATAAGTAAATGGCGGATTACCTATTAAATTTATAGATAACGAACCATAAGATGTACAAGTCATATTGTTTGTTACAACTGATATGACATTGAAATTACCTTCCATGGGTACTTGTACGTCTTGTGAAAAATTACAAATCGCTAAATCAACCAACTGTAGGGTATAAGTATTAGCCGCAAGTCCTGAGAAGGTATAAACATTAGAATAACTAATTGCTGAATCCCCATTAGATAAAATATAATAATATGGTGGAGTCCCTCCTGAGATGTTAAAAGTTATTGTCCCATCGTCAGATAAACAACTAGCAGGTGTTGCAGTATAATAATTTAAACCTAATGGTGGTACAGTACTTATTATTGCAGATTTTGTTACTTGACATCCGGTTGAATCTGTAACAACCACGCTATATGTACCCGCAGATAAACCGCTAACAGTTGTAGCACTTATACTCGCGTTTGGTACATTTGAAGACCACTGATATTGGAATGGTCCAACTCCAGTGTTACCTGTTACCGATAGTCTTCCAAATCCATTATTACATGCAGATGCGTTAGCAACAAGTAAACCAAAATCAAATTCAGACGAATTTCTAATTATACAAGTTTGACTCGAACACTGACATCCTCCGTAATCAACAAGAGTTACTTGATAGGTTCCTGCGGAAAGTCCGTCAAAGTAGGCCGAAGTTGATACTCCAGGTGTCGGTGACAATGGTGGGGGAGCGTCTTCCGTAACATAACTAGTTAATGCACTTGTGATATATTGTCCGTCTTTATATAAATAAGCAGTCCCATACGACGGAGCATATGCAGTTGTAGCGGTTAAGGAACCATTTGGTAAATTACATGTAGTGTCTTGAACATCTATTGTAACACAACATCCCGTACTTATATAAAAATTAATATTATTACTATTATTAACTGGAATTGATTGGTCACTAACATAAAAACTGTATGACCCACCCGATAATGATGTTATTGTTGTAGCACTACCGGCCAATACAATTGGGGATAGGGATGGTGATAACCAAGTTATTGTGTAGTTAGGAGTCCCACCAGATATAGTTAACGATACCGCACCTGATGAATTGTTTTGACAATCACCTGTTATTTGTAATCCATAATTTAATGTTATTGCCATTAATTACACGCTAATGAAAAGTTTATACCAACGTTTAATTTAAACGTTTGATTCAAAAAATCTTGACCACAATCTAAATTTTGTACATAAAGTATAGAATTACTAATGTAATAACTTAAATTAAAATTATTTAATTGTGGTAAATAATTGTTAAGTGCGACCGACCATTGTCCTTGTGTTGGATAAGCCTGAGCGCCATTTAAACCATAACCTTCAAAGAAAGGTTGTTGTATCAATTGGTTTCCTCCAACATTAATATCCACATACCACACACTATACAAACTATTTAAATCACAATCAGTAAATGTCAACCCATTTTGGGATAAGTAATTATTTAAAGTCTGATATAACACATCCCCAAATGATGGTACAGAAGTTAATCCACTATCCCAAGGATAGATTGGACAACTAATTGTTTCGTAATTACAATCATATGAAAATAGAGGTCCTGTCGCATTACATGTTTCACAAGGTACGGGTATTATTTCACAACCTTGTTGTCTTCTATAAACATATTTTTGTCTGTGAAAAATTGAGTTTTCTAATTTAACACCTGTGTTCCATATTGTTGTAGCAGGTACCATTTGCTCAATTAACCTAATCCAATAATCCCCCAATCCTTCAACGTATTCAATTAAATTTTGATATGAAAATTGATTTGTAGGTATATTAACGGCCTGTTCAGATAAAAGATATTGCCAAAATATAGACTGTAATTTAGGGTAACCCCCTGTTTTACCGTCAGTAATAAACAACCTATCTCTAACATTTATCATGTTTTTGATAAAATCTTGAGCAAACTCAAAGAAAGTTTTCTTTTGTGGTTTAGGATTAATTACTGTTCTATCAAATTGGTATCCACAATAAACTAAACTATCAACATTAGTCCCCGCAGTATAATTACAATTACCCAAATTAAATCCATTTAAATAATTTCCGGACGAAAAATTTGGTAATCCCGTATTTGGTATTGGGAAATTCGAAGTCTGTGATAAATACCAAACATCATATAATAACCCTTGTGCAGGATTCAAATATAAATCTACATTTTTAACATTAAGTACAAGTCTATCATCTCCAACATAGTAATCGGAATTAAAACCAGCATCAGAATTAATTCTAGATGTGTCAGTAGAAACCCAACTTTTTTTATTATCATTAATTTTTTGTAATCCAAATCCAAAATTCAAATATGGGAAATTCGCATACCTCTGTAAGTAAGGGTAACCATATGTAAATGGTGTTAACTGTGTCTGTACATTAAAATTTTGTCCTGTAAATACACTAGTTGTATAATTTATAACTTCAGAACTTCTATGTGATGGTGTCGATTCAAACCATCCCGCACCTATTTGAAAATAATAACTTTCATTTGCACTAATCATTGAGGGGTATCCTTGATTATCTACAGGATAATCTGTTCTTGTAGTGTCAGTCTCAATTACAGTATTAGTTAAAGTAAAAGCAGTGTATATATTACCTTGTATTGAATATGTCGAGTTAGGGTCTAAAACTACTGACTCCTGTATATACGACCCTCCAGCAATTAATTCATACCTCTGATTAAATTCATTAATGTTAATTTTTTGGTCAGCAACATAAACTGTTTCATTAAATTCAACAATAGCTTCAGGTGCCCCAATTAATCTTAATAATCCTTCAATTGACTTTCTAGTACCTTTAGATTTAAAAAGGTACGCCGAGTTCATTATTAAATTTCTAAAATATTGATAATTTAATTCGTCAGGTGTTGGGTTAGAACTTATACCATCAAAGAGTGGTGTTGGGTTTGTAGTAAATAACGAATCTAAAAAGTTGTCGTTTGTTATTGGTGATATGTCAGTATTCCATCCTAAAGTTTGTGCTAAATTTTTTAATAGTTGAGACGGAATGTCATTACCAATATTATAATTTATCGAAGTCATGTTAGCCAATGCATCAATAAACACTTTTGTCTCGTCAAAACTTCTACCATAAATTTTTAAAACTTTATCAAGTTTTTGGTCAGTTGTATCAAATTCAATCAATGAATCAGTTACTAAAAATCTAGCAATTAAATTAGTCTTATAACTATCAAAATTTTCAGCTATTTCATTTAATTTTTCTAAATAAACTGTAAATGAATCAGTATAAATATCTAAATTCCATTGTCCAAATAATGGCCATGTAACTTTATCAGTCGCATTGTATGTATTACCATTTTCACCTTCTAAAGGAACTGTAAATTGAGCAGTATAAATTGGGGTTGTTGACCTATCTAATATAAAATTATCAACATAATCTAACTCAAGGTTGAATACTTTGTTTACTACATCATCGTTAGGTCTGATTATTAAATAGTCATAACTAAATGGGTTATTATTAAATGGGTTACCTTCAACATACACGGTTAAAGTTCCCGCAGTTAATGAATTTGTTGGGATTATGTTATTAATATTATAATTCTCACCATTAACATTTAAAATATAATTTGGATATTCTACCGTTAAATTTCTTAAATCAGATACTTTAATTTCTCTTGTGGATAAGTTAATTGTTGAATTTGTTGTAAAATCAATTCCAAATGGATTTGATATCGATTCAACATCAATTTCAAATTCTGTTAAATTCTCATTTGTGTCAAAAATAATATTATTGGCAGTAACTCCAGTTGAGAAGTCAGGTCTATTTTGACTGATTTCCAAAGCGGCTGGAAAATAATTTACAATATGTTCAATTGATGCGGAAAGTCTTTTATTGAGAGGTCCGTACAATGTAAAACTTGTTACCTCGGTTAAATCAATATTTGGAAAAACTTGAAAATTATTTGAAAGTATTGACCTAGATTGTTCAAGTGTGGTATTTAAACTTTCTAAAGAAATTGGATTAGAAAAAACTCCAGTCTCAAAATTTCTATTAGACTTTTCAGTAATTGAATTTGTAAATTGGAAATTACCTTGAGTAAAACCCCCACCTTGCACAAGTTGAAATCCTACCAAATTATTGGAGAATGTTCCTGAGCCAGCGGCACTTTGTGGTGGACATGTATACTTTGTTACAGCCATTAAGCGATTATATTTTCAAAACTTTTACTAAAATCAATATTACCATCTCTATCTTGTCTAACCTCATAAAGAAGTTCATTGAATTGGTCTCTAATTTCGTATAAGTTGTATTGTTTATATATGTTATTACTTGAGTCGTATATTGTGTAGATACCGTCATCCATTGACTTGGTTTGATTACCATAAAGAGCCAATGCTAATGTTGATGCATCATGTTCAACTATTTCAACATCCAAGGTAACAGGATTAAAAAATGTATTACTAATAATAATGCTCTGTCCAGGTACCCCAATATATGGAGTGGCATTAGGTTTGTTTGTCGGAGCGGAAGATGGAGTTAAAGTACAAAAGATTAAATTAGATGCGTTATCAATATATCTGTATCTAACAACTTTTTGTTGTGTTGTTGTCAAGTTTTGAGTTACAGGTTCGCAGTAAAAACTTGAGGTAATATACCTAAAAAAGTTAGGAACTTTTGAGCCATCGGTATTAAGATACTCAACTCTAAATCCTACCAAACCTTGGGTAACAAATTTGTTACGATATTGACTTGGTACATTTGAAATGTCAATTATAATACCTTTAACATTTGGTAAAGCTGATAAAACTCCACAATCACTTATCTCTGTTCTTATTTGTACAGGTCTCAAATATAATGTATATATACCTAACTTGTTAAACTCGTTAGATGGTAATTTTAAATTATATAACCCACCTAATATTTCAACATTCGGATTTCCTCCAGTACTACTGTTGTTGAAATAAGGTGTGAGTATTGTTGACGCATCTAATTTTTTTAAAACAAAGTTTTCAGTGTAGTCTCTTGATGGGGTATAATGCAGTATTATTTCAACATCCGCAGGTGAAACATCTGATGGTCTAATTGTACCGTATGAACCTATTGCCATATTTAATATTTTTTAATTTTGAAGAATTTATAACCGTATTTAACTAAGTCCCCCATATTTTGTACTTCACCTAATCTTTGGGTCTTTTCAATACCGGAATCTTTTCCTCTTTCAATAAATACATTTGAGTAGATTTCCGGCTGGTCAATTACGCCTAAAAGATATTCATTTTTAGTTATGGCGGACTGAACTATCATTTCAGATGTAATACCGCTACTTTGAGTGTATGAAATTGTAGTACCTCCACTAAAATCGTAATAGTCAATATTGTTAATTGTGTACCCAGTATATTCACCATTAGGGTCAATTCCAAAAATAACCCCTTTATAAACCGAATTAGTTCCAACTCCTGAGTATATTGGTTGATTAACTACATATTTTTGTGGCCCGTAAAGTGATAGTTCCGAAAGTTGTGATTTAGTATTAGCGGTAACATAGAATGGTACCGTCACGTAATTAGAACTAATTTGTTGATTAATTGTATTTTCAGCATCCCCATTAAAAATAAAATCATATGACAAAGGTATATTAGACCAAGAACCTCCTTGGGGGGTAAAAAAAACTTCTCCATACGGATTTGTATTAGGAACTAACTCATATGGTACTTTAACCTTTTTTACAACCTCAATGATTCCCCATGGGTTTGTTTGAATTAATTTAATTGTATATGTATAAGGAACTGAAAGATAAGTATGTAACACAGGGGTAGGTGCAACAACAGAGATTGTTTGTAGTGGAGAGCCATCTCCCCAATCAACTTGATACGTTGACTCTGATAATAATTTTTTTTGAGACATTTCAGATGTGTTAAAAAATTCTACAACATATGAACCATCTTGTTGTGTAAATAAAAAATTAGTTACAACATCTTTTTGTAATAAATTACCATCAAACCCATCATAATACCCATAATCAATGCCAGTTTGAAATAATGGAATAGGTATACTTAAATCAGTTAGTAAAGAATTTCCATTAGTACCACCACTAAGTATCTCACTCATACCTGAAATCACACCGTAAGATTTATCGTCAACAATGACAGTCCTTACGTCACCTGTAATAACTTCTGGTGAAATTTTATATCTATAATATTGAGTCTCCATTATGGATTAACATATTCATAAAGATTTATTGGTGTAGTTTCACTACCTATCGGGTCATTATTATTATCAAAATATTGATACGTGTAATCAGTATAGTTTAAAACAACTTTTAAAAAAGAGTACTCATCAGGATTAAAATTGTTATTAGTTATCGTTGATGGGTTGACAGTAATAAAACTTTTGAATTGTCCTTTAGTTCCATCAAAAAATTTAAAACTCGCGTAAAATACGTTTATATTTAAAACCGTAGGGTCAGATAAAAAATAAATAAAATAACCTTCTTTATCTTTTAAATAATCTAATTTCAAATAAGGAGTTTTTAAGTTTACAAATCCGTCATTAGAGTACCAACTTGGAAATATTTGTTCTGAAACTATCTCACCTTGTTGTGTCGGTATTATTACTGTGAAAACTATTTTCTGTTTCTTTTTTTCACGAGAATCATAAAAATCTAGCTTATAAAAAGAATTTGAAAATGAACTTGTATTAAAATAAATTTGTTGTGGTTCAAATATTGGTGAGTAACTTAAAACCCACCCATTCAACGCACCGCTATAAAAATTAAATTTAAAATTAAGGCTAGAATTAATGTAAACTCCAAATGGCGAAATCGGTTTTGGAATAAATCTTGTGATTTCGTAATTTTTAGGTTCACCAATTATTTCATCAACTACTTCGTTTTGAATAACTTCAACCCCCATATCTAAACCTAAATAAGTATTATCCGTTTCAACAGGAAATACTAATTTATATTCATTATTTGTATTTTGTATTATTTTAAAATTATTCACAGTCATCTGATATTGGTTGATTAATATAGTTTATATTGTTGTTAGCAATATTTGAACCTTCAGGTAAAATTTTAAATAAAAAATTATTATGTACATAATGACTATTATTTGTAAATGGATTGTCAACCCCAACATTATTTGAGTCAATGTACCCATAAGGATACAAGTCTCTCCAACGATACTCTTGTTGTGATTGTGAATAAAAAGCGTAATCAGGGATATCAACAACATTTTCAGTAATTGGTGCGGTTTCCACATAATCAGAAAAAACTCTAAGAGTAAATTTATAATGTGGTTTATAATAATAACCCCTCGGGTTAATTTGTTGCCCAATTGTTGCATTATCATCAATTAAGATACTTCTATTTAATACAAATTTGTGATAAATTTCTGAAATTTCTCGTTCTCTTTGTTCAAAATCATTCCACTCACAATACGCCCCGTCTAAAAAATCACCAACATTTAAATCATCATTATAGTAAAATGTAAAAATATTTCCATTATCAACTTTTTGATAACTTGAAACCGTTATTGAGGTGTCCGAGTTACTATTATTTGGATTTCTTCTCCAATAAGGTGACAGGTTTTCATAGTCAATATTAAATTCCCACCCTTGTTTTAAAGAAGTATTACCTTGATTTACGGGTTCATTAAACCATCCAAACGACCCTTTATTTATTATCGTATAATATAACTCAGTTAATGGTCTATTTTGATTATCTTTTATCCCATTAATATCAATTTTAAATTTATTTGTTAAATTATAAACTGTGGTACCTTCTTTAAACGCAACTTTATTTAAGTTATTAGTAGTTAAAGCCGCAGGAAAAAATTTACTATTATCCGAAAATATTTGTCTTTCAAACCCCGCAGGAGTTATAACTAAATTATCATAATCATTTAAAATTATATGTTCTCTAATATAATATTTTGAAGTTGTTTCAGTTAAATTATCAGGGTCAATTACTCTTTTAAATGTACCTATAGTCCCATCACTTAGAAAACCATTTAAAAACCCTATATTTTGGATTGAGAAGTAATATTCTTCAGACCCGACTGTCTCATTACCTAAAAAATAAACTTCAAAAATATTAGTAGTCGTATTATTTGACGGATTAGTATAGGATACTGATAATTGAACGTTCTCACCAACCGATAATCCATGTTTAACAAAACATTCAAAAGTTATTAAACTTTCACCATTAATTTGAGAATAGTAAGTTTTGAATGGAATCCCGTCACCAACAATCCAATTAGTATAATAACTATTATAATTCGATAAAGTTTTAGTGTAATTGTTCCTATATGGATAAGAAATATAAAAAGACCAATTTAAAATATCAGATTTGTTCTGAGGGAAAACCCCGTGAGGTTCACCAAATTCACCAAAAGTTGTGTAACCACTTACATTATAATCATTCCTTGTTAAATCAAACTCTTTAAATTCAGGGTACCCACCCCAATATCCGTCATAGTTAGGTTGGAAACTCAATTGCTGGTAATAATTTTCATTAACATAAAAAAGATTATTTCTAAATTGAGTGTAATTAGTTTTACCAGTATATGTGTTTTGAAAAATTACAGAAAATTTAGAAGACAAATTAAAATTAGTCGACACCTGTCTTTCCGAATCAAATACATCATTTAAGAAAAGATTATAATTTCTATCGTACTCAATGATTTCTTTCTGTTTAGATTGTAGAGATATATCAACATAACTATCTAACTCAGGAGCACCCTGAAACCTTTCAGTAGGTAAGACAAAAGATATTTTATTATCGTTATTCAATTACTATTTCACTATCAACATATTTTATGTAGAATAAATCTACCGCACTTCTACCTTTTTTTAATCCAAAATAAAAATGATAAGGCGAACCAACGGTATATTTGTCTTCAGTTATATTACCTAAGTCCTCTCTTAAATTACCATCACTATCTACATTATAAATAAACCCTTTCATGTATTTTGCTTGATTAGATTCCGCCATGAAGTATCTTGAGGTATTTTCAGTTCTATCTAAATACTGTATATTTCTTTGGAAAAATGTTGTAGTACTGTCATTTATTGGTTCTGTGTACCAATCATTCTTATGCGAACCAAAAATAACTTCTTGTCCTGACAAAGAAGGAATCGGAACATTAATACCTAAAGGTAATTCTATAAAATCTGCTCTTATCATGTAATCATTCTGCCATTGATAGAATGGTACAGATTGACTTGGTTGGGTGTATAATGTGATATCATTCAATTGAAATGGTAATTGAGCGTTTTGGTTCCACACAATTCTTTTTGGACTAATTGCATCTCTCTTACTATTATCACTCTGAAAGAAAATACCTATTGTGAATTTTGCTGGAGTTAATAAAGCCGCAACCCCACCTGAAGCAAGCGCTGTGAGTAATACGTCATAATCAAACAAATTATACAAAGGTATAATTCTTATTGAATTTGCCGATGGGTATCCCGCAGGATTAAAAGGTTTTACACCATATTCAGAATTAATTGAAATCATCTGAGCTAAATCAGCGTTTACCTTGTCGGGTTCTCTTGAGTTTCTATCACCAAAAAAGTTTTTGGTTGGGTCTCCACCTCCCACTAATAGTAATACTGCAGGGTTTACTATTGCGAGACTTATTGCTACAAAAGTATTAACTGCCTGTTCATAAGCGGTTTCAATTTGTCTCGAAGCGACAAAAAAGTTGACAATGTCTGTAATATCTCTAAAACTTGACGGTGTCAATGTATTAGCAATATATCCTGAGTACCCAACCCCTTGAACTAACTCTTGGGTATAATTAGTAATTGGTCCTAAATTGATTATTGTTGTAGGTGTTTTTAAATTTCGATAATTACCTCTTACAAAATTATTAAATCCGGCAATCTCGTTTCTTTGTCTTGTTCTACCGCCAACAAAACCATACCCATATCTATACGGACTACTTCTGTAATAATAGTTTTTAGTATCTTCATGAAAAACAATAATGTCTTTACAGTATTTTCTTACAGGAAATCCATCATCATTTAATTCAGTGATACTATAAAATGTCGGCATAAATAAATTACCACTTACCCAATTGTTAAAGAAGTGATATTGGATACCTTCCATACATAAAAACAAACTTGTTATTGTTCTTTTATACCATTCATTTATCCTGAAAAAATCCCATGGAATACCAATTATAGGAATAGTTACCAAAGAATAACAACCTTTACCATTTTGGAAATATGGGACCCCTAATGGTCCTGTTGTACAGTCAGGGAAATCGTCGATTATCACGACCCCGTCATTATCAATATTATAACATTTTAAAGGTACCGCACTTGCACACTCACTAAAACTAGCAACTACTTGGTCATTTAAAGCCCCTAAAGTAGAACCATCAGAAAATAATGCTTGTTCTAATTCAATTGCATCCACACTACTTGAGGAAGCGTATACTTCACCCGTATCCGAAATCCTAAATGCCGAGAAATTTCTATTTTGGAAAAATAAAAAAGTGTTACGTTGAGCTGTTGTGGTTGTGGTGGATGTTGGTAATCTGTCTGAACGGAAAACAATATTTGTAGAATTGTTTATCAAAGTTTTACCGAAATTACCATAAGTTCCTGCAAATCCTCCATTTATGTAAGCCGGTGAATAATAAACAGACCTACTTTTTTTCCATTCATTATTGTCCCCACCAAAATGCATGTACATAAAAGAACATCCATCAACTGAATCCCCCATTAAGTTATCACTACTTGGTGCATAGTGTAACATATATGCAGAACCACCCCAAGTACTACCCCCATTTTCACCAACACCATTAACAATCGCATTATCATTAGGTTTAGGTGGGAACCCCCATTTATCATCGCCCTCCCATTCATAGTGAGCAGTAAATGCGTTACACCCATAACCAGTTCCTGGGTCCATATCTTCTTCACATTGTAATGTCTGACCTTTCATTCTAACAAGAAGATATCCCTCTGAATTCTCTATTACCTGTAATGGATTTAAATTTGTTGACGAGGTCGCCCATGGTATAACATTAAATAAGTTAATCAGCCCTGAATCCATACTACCATAGTATTTAGTTAGTTCAGTTTCAAATGGTTGGAATTCGCTACCGGGTTGGAAAAACCATGATGGGAAAAATGTTTTTCCCCCAAATTGGTCAGATGAATTATTATTAACAATTTTATTATGTCGAGCAGACCTTTTTTTATTACTTGTAGAGGTTCCACCTGGTTGTACAGGTATATTCAATTTGTACATAACATCTTCACCTCCACCAACAACAACACTACCGTAACTTCTATTTAATATACGACTTATGTCATATTTGATTTTATATTTTGGCGAATAAGGGTCAACACCTCTTACCATTATTACTATTTTTGAATTTCCCAACTCGGAAAATGTACTTTCGTTACAGAAAACCGGCGGAGTTTTGAATTCTGCCTGAAATTGTGATTGGTTACCCGCAGTATCTTTAGCAAACATAACCGACATTGGTGACTTAAATATTCTATGATAAAATGTACCATGTGAACTTAAATCACTAGCCGGACTATTAACAGAAATAAACTGAGAATACGTTATTGCAGTAACAACTTGAAAATACTCAATGTCGAAACGGTATCTTGCAAATGTTAAATATTCATCAGAGTCTTTAAGTGGTAAATTATAAACTTTTGTATCTGTCACAGTATTATTGTCTAATGTACAATAGGTTATATTCACGGATGTTGCAGATGTTGAGGTTCCAGATATCTGATATAATCCGTCAGCAGTTTCATTAATTCCCAATTCACCATTTGGGTCAGTAGATAATGTTGGGTCTTGGAATGTAATTAATGCTCCGGGTTGGTAGATGTCGTCACATCCTTGTATTAGGGTTACTAATACATTATCAGTGTGGTATTGATTACCATTTAAATCAGGTTCAACATATGTTCTAATTGATGATGATTGTGCAAAATATTTTTGTTTTGTATTTGATAAATTTATTCTTTCCGCAAAAGTTAAACTATTTGAAAACAAAAATTCTCTTTCGTCATTGTAATCTAGTCCTCCTGTCGACCATGGACTATTATATGCGGATGTTGGAATCCTAGCGCTACAGTTTCCACCTGAGTTTGGTAATCCCGCGATTATTTGTGGAAAATTTTGTTGTTGTTCTCCAGGTAAATCAAGTGTTGGGGTTACCGCCCCACCATCATTTAATGGAAAGTGACAACTATTACCTAATTCAGAAAGAAGTGCTCCAGCCGCTGAGTTTGTATATTCTTGGGAGTCTTCACCTTCTTTACATTCACAAAAAGTACATTCATTTTCAGATTGTAATAATAAAGGTAATGGTATTTTTTTTATTCTTAATTTGTCCCAAATAATTCTCGATAGTTCAGCCGGAGTCTTTTTTAATGGATTATTTAACGGAGCACCAGGGGCTAAGAAATTAACTACCGCAACAACTGCCGCAATAAAATAATAAATTGGGGCGTAAATTAACCAAACAATTATTTGTAATATAAAGTTTACAATATATAATACTAATGATATTGCGTGCATTACAACAACAAGTGGGAATAATAAAAGTTTTGTTACAGATAAAAGATATCTAAACATTAAAAACATTATATTATTACCTTTGTACGCATCATTTACAGGGTATTTGTTGTTCTCAGCACTACAGTCGTCATTAAGGATATTTTTTATACCTATGAATCTAAGTTTATTACCGTTTTTATATTTGTCCATCAATTGTGAAACAGTATAAACTTTTTTAAACTCAAACAAATAAAATCTATCTTCACAATTAATCGCATCTTGTATCATTTCTAAACCCTCAGGTGTTGTAGGGTCTCCGTAATCATACCAATCCAAACTAAATGAGTATGACTGTTGGTATCTTAAATAATTGTCGTTAGTTGAATACTGAGGATAGAAAGCAGGATTTTCATCATCATTATAAGTATTTCCAGGTTCACCCCATCCCCATTCCTTAACATTAGGAACTAAGAAATACGCTCTTCTTGTTTGTTCAGACAAAGAAGGTGATTGATTCCATTTTATTTTAAAACGATATTTTCCTTTAGTTGGAACCCCGATTGTTGGGTCTGTCGAAATTACTTGTTCACCAAACTCATTTGTGTAAACATAATCTAAGTTCATTGGTACCTCAACTAACCAAGCCCCATTTTCATCAATCACATAACCGTCATTTTGTAAATTATATTTTTCTAACTGAGGGTATCCAAATGTTAAAGAATTAACATCCGTGTCATAATTAATTGTTTGTCGTATCGCCAATATTTGTCCAGGACCTGCAACTAAATTACAAAAATCCCCAACTTTTTTATCTATCTTACAATTATTATCAATTTTCGCCTCATCTACAGTGCTCATAATTGAACCCATGAATACTGCAGTAGGTGTTAAATCAATATTAGCTTCAGCGGTTAAGTCGAAGTCTGTTCTTGTGATTGACGGCTGACAAATTTCTTCGTTACCCCATAAAGGTAAAACTTCAACTTGTTTTGTTAAACTTATAATTTGAGGTAAACTGTTTAAATTTGTAGACGCATTAAATTTAACACCTGAAACTTGTCCCTCAGTTGCCAATCCTATTCTTATTAAATCTTGTGGGTTTAAAGAGAATTGTCCAATATCACTTAAATCTAAATCTAAAAATATTGTGAACGAGCCAACAGGTACACCAAAAATCATGTAGTCACCTGAATCATTAGTTTTTACAGTAAACTTATAGTATTTGTCATATACCTCATAATAATTTTTTTGTGTTAAAATTTCTTCTCTTGTTGGAAAATTCCCAGTCGGTACGTGTCCTGAATGTGTCTGTTCTTTTGGTAAAAGATTATACCTATAACCATTCACATCCAAATCTGTAATATTTGTATACGGATATATGTCTGTTATTTCAGGATTTCTAGCATCTTCCTCGCTTAGTGGAATAAAAAGTGAAATTTTAACATTCGGAATACCAAAACCATTATTTGCAAATACTCTACCGCAAATAACACCATAATCTGAGCAGACTCTAGTATACACGTCTCTTTGGTATATTTTTAGAGACAGAATTTCTAACACTTCGAAATCTTGTTGTAGGTCAACTTGTACTGATTTGTCAACACCTACTTGCGTTCTTACTCTATATGATGAATTCATGTTATTTTTTTAATAAATAGTTTATGAACTATTTTAAAAAAATAAATAAGTTAAGAGAAATTAACGGTTTTAAAATTTTTGACTTGGACGGTTATGTCTCTATTTGGAAATCTTACTTGGTATATTTGACTTGGTTCCGCAAATAATGTTTCATCAACTAAAGATATTTGTTTAGTGGTAGAATCACTATAACTCATAGACGTTTGATTTGACGAATACTCGCCTCCAACTTTATTAAAGACTAATACTTCAGTAATACTTATAACACCATTTAAACTCTGTACTTGTCTTTTTATTTCAGAAATATAAACATTCTCACCCATTTCAATATTAGTTGGACTCATGTAAGTTGAGACAATATTAACAATAGAAGAAATAACATTTCCTTGGTTTTGACTTGAGTCTAAAACAACACTTATTTGGAACGATATATCAATTACCTGAGCCGACTCAACAGATATGTAATCATTTATCATTCTATAATTTGAAAGGTAATTCGCAATATTTTCTTGTATCGTATTAGAGATTAAACTAGTTAAAGCTCCACTACTATCATACGATAATACTTTAATTTTAATCTTATTTTCCTCCTCAACAATTGCAACTTTACCAGGTGCTCCAAATTTTGAAGGCATTGTATTAATTAATGATTGATAGTCATTAATTGTAACAGCTCTTTGTTGTGCCGCAAAATTGAATGAGACGTAATTTCTTACTTCTTCTATACTTGGGGCATCTGAACCACCAATTGCCGCAGTTACGTTATTACACGATAAAGAATTAATAACATTAGTATTAATTGTTTGACTTGGACCATTTACAAAAAATGTGACGGTTCCAATTTGGTTAATAACATTTACACCCAAATTACTACCTGAACCACCACCAACTCTATACTGAATGAATAATGTCGAATTTGGTTTTAACGTTGAGCCTAATCCAAAGTTATTTTGATATCTTGATAAATCTAATGGAGTACCATTTCTTGCAAAGTCTCTTAATAAATCATCAGCAGATGTATTACCTCCACCAAAAGTTAATTTACAATAACCTAATGGAGTATATTCCGAAATAAATCGTGTATTTGTAGTAATGTACCTTCCAACTTTAACACCTGGTCTATCTGAAACTTTTGTGGGGTCCTCAATAAAAACTCTATCTTCAGCTAAAGAATTAACTTCATACCATTTGTTAACAGGACTTAAAAAATCATCATAAGATGGAATTCCATTATAATTTGTACCATCTTTTAGTATTACGTTTGTTATTGATAGAACGTTTTGTTCAGGTAAAAATACATCTAAAAATGGTCTAGCATCTTGAGCATTAATAGTACGTCTAAAAACTTTAGTAGTACCATTAACAACTGTTTCTCTTTTAGTTATAGTGTAATTTATTAAATTATTGTTGTTATCAAAATTTGGTATTTTTAATCTGTTTGGTCTACCTAAAGAATTAAATGGTGACGAAAAATCAACATCATCAACAGTTTCAAAAACTTGACCTCCTCCAATAAATTGGGCTCCTCTTCTCAAGAATCCACAATATCTTAAATCTTCTTGGTCTCCTAACGCAGGTACTGTAATACTGATATCAAGTAAAGTAACTGAAGGTCTCACATTTGGAATTTTTAAACCATAAGTTCTTGCAATATTATAAATTGAGGACCTTTGTTGAGCGTATTGGAGAACCGTTTCTTGAATACTCCTATCAATATTATAATAAAGGTTATCAGTTACCGCAGCATTCAAATCCATCAAAACTGAAAACACTGATGCGTCATTGAAATTTTGAACAACTGTCGGGTAATAAGTTTTTGTAAAATTTATAAGCTCAGTTCTGATTGCTTCAAAATCCTTTACAGTATATGATATTTTTTTGTTTGCCATACTTCTTTTAAATATTAATTATGATAAAATCACTACTAGCAAAGGTATTATTTTTTATTTTATAATCAATCCTTACTTTTGCAGTATAATCTCTCACTCCTTGACCTGGTATATTATATGTGTTATTAATTACCGCACCATTACTTAGTACAACTTTATCAAATTCCTCATCACTTGCGGCGTAAACTTTAACAGAAGTTAAAAGTAAATTTGGCATGTAGGTTTCACATGCAGTTCTTATATCTGATTCAATATCACCAAATGAAAGTCCGTCAAGTGGGTTAAATATATATTCGTAAATTCGTGTACCAAAATCGGGAAGAAAGTATCTTGAACCTTTTCTAGTCAATATTAAATGTATTAAACTACTTCTTATTTCCTCATCTGATGTTTCAGACAAGTCTAAATAAAATCCATATGGAGAATCTCTAAATGGAAAATTAATACCGTATGTAATTGGGCTTGGCATATATTTTATAAATATTACTTAAATCAAAACTACTAATTTACCGTCAATTTTTTTAACCCCTCCATTTTCAAACTCATATTTAGGGTGTGATATTTTTTTTAGAATTGATTCGGTTATTGGGTAATATGGTATTTGAGTAATACTTAATGAGTTATTTTCGTATTTAAAAAAACCTATATTATTTTTTTCCATTTAAATTAAAATCTTTAATAAATGTTTTATAGCTATTCTTATAGGATTTTAAAGTTTCATCGTTTTTATCTTGGGTATATTGCCAATTCCAATATAAATTATTATTAATTTTAAACCCATAAAATTTATGTACTTCTTTTTGTACATCTATAATATTTTCACCTCCCCAATTTTGTCCAACACATATGAAACCACTTTCAATATTTTCCACTAAATTTTTCTCATCTAAAGAATGGTTAATATTTTCAATCCAAGTTAATCTTTCAATTAAATTTTGATAAAACATATTTGCTTGTCCCCATCTAACTGATGTGAAAAATAAAACCGCTTCAGATTCAAACAATTCTTTTGATATTTTCCAAAGTTCGTCAGTTTTATTATTTAAACTAGCCCAACATCTATGGTTTCCTGATGGATTCTTTTTTTTATCTTTAAGTAAAGCTTTCAATAGTCCACAACTATTACCTTCTTTTCTTGATACATTACCCTCACATGGAAAAATTTTTAAATCAGGAACATCAATTAAAACTGCCTTACCCCCTAATTCTTCTTTCAAATACTCCGCTAAAATTTTAGATTTAGGTATGTCAATATTATTCTCATCCCAATTGTACCTATTAGAACAACTTAATAATAATACTTTATTTTTTTTAGATAATATATCTAAAGTTTTTTTTAAAGAATTTAAACTTTCATTTGATGACTCTTCAAGAATCATCATTTTTTTTATCTTATCTATTTCTTCTCGTAAAAAATTTTCCATCATAAATAAATACATCAGTATTTTATTTAAAAAAAAATCCCGACCTAGCTCGGGATAACACATCGGATTTTTTAGGATGAACATCCAAAACAATCAAATTCACTATTTTCAGGTTTTGGAGGTAAATTCATATGAGAGTAATCTACCTTTGGGGGTTCAGGTGTTGGGTTTGGTTTTTTAATTTTTGAAGTATCAATTGCCAAATGTTTTGCCCCTGTTGAAATCGCCTTTGTTCTAACGTAATAACAAAGTGTTTTTAATCCTTTTTCCCACCCATAGAAGTGTGAAGATGAAATCTTTGATAAGGTTGGGTTACCCATATAAATGTTCATTGATTGTGATTGGTCAATGAATGGTGCCCTGTCAGCCGCCATTTCAATCAATGACTTTTGAGAAATTTCCCAAATGGTTTTATACTTTTCAATTAACCTTTCAATTCTTTTAACTTTAAAGTTATATCTTTTATCTTCAGTGTCTAAGTAATTTAAAAAGTTGATTCCTTGTATTGACCCTTCATTCATAATGATTTCATTCTTCAAATCCTCACACCAAATTCCAATCTTTTCAAAATCGTTAATTAAATACTTGTTAACAATCATAATTTCACCACCAACAACACGTCTGTTAAAGATTGCCGAATGAGCGGGTTCTGTCATTTCATATGAACCTGTAATCTTAGCAGAAGACGCCACAGGCATTTGAGCCGTAAATAAAGAGTTACAAACACCATATCTACTAACATTTTGTTTTAAGATACCCCAAGGCCATCTTCCTGATAACTCATCTTCTTTCAACCCCCACATATCAAATTGGAAATTACCTTGTGACATAGGAGAACCTTCAAAGTGTGAGTATGGTTTATACTCGCCATCCATACACAATCTATTACTTTCAGTGATAGCGGCAAAATAGATAGTTTCAAAAATTTCTTTATTCAATTTACGAGCTTCATCAGATGTAAAGATGTAATCCATCAAATAAAATACGTCAGCAAGACCTTGAGTCCCAATTGCAATTGCCCTTTGAGCAAGTCCTCCGATTTTACCCTTTTCAGTTGAGTAGTTGTTAATGTCAATAACTTTATTTAACGCTCTTACAACTTTACGAGTTTCTTCATACAATAGTTGGTGATTGAACTCCCCGTCTTTAACAAAGTTTTTCAATACCATAGATGACAAAGTACATATCGCTGTAGTATCCTCATCAGTATATTGATAAATCTCATTACAAAGATTTGATTGTTTGATTACACCAATATTCTGATGGTTAGTCTTCTTGTTAGCATTGTCTTTAGAACATAGGTACGGAACACCCGTTTCAATTTGGGACTCAATAATCTTATTCCAAATTTCCTGTGCCTTAACTTTTTTACCAATACCTAGTTCAACAGCTCTATTGTAGTTTGTCTCGTATTCGTCACCATAACATTCTTGTAGTGGTTTAACTCCTGACTTCTTAATATCGTTAGGACAGAACAAATACCAATCTTCATTGTTCTTTACCGCCCTCATAAAATTATCAGGAATCCAAAGTGCTGTGAATAAATCACGAGCCCTTAATTCTTCAGCCCCTGTGTTCTTTTTAATATCTAACAAGTCAAAGATGTCTTTATGCCAAGGCTCCAAGTATATGGCCGCAGAACCTGGTCTTCTTCCTTGTTGATTAAAGAAACGAAGTGACTCGTTAACAATCTTTAAGTACTTTAATAATCCACCAGCATATCCTCCTGATGAGTTAATACGACTTTCCTTACTACGAATATTTGACATACAAAGACCAATACCCGCAGCGTCTGATGAATATGTTGAGATGTCTCTCATAGTATCCAAAAGACCTTCACGAGAATCTTCATCATTATATTTCAACACACAAGATGCAAGTTGTGGGGTCTTTGTACCCGCATTAATCATAATAGGGGTAGCAGGTGAGATAAGTTGGTTGGATAAAGACTTATAATATTCAACCGCTTGTTCAAATGATTTTGTAACCCATAACGCAACACGCATGTACATATGTTGTGGACGTTCGATAACTCTACCATTTGGTAATTTTAATAGGTACATCTCCTGTAAGGACCTCCAAGCAAAATAATCAAAATTATAATCATTTTCATGATTTATAATTTCATCAATATTACTTGGTCCATACTGTTCGATAATCTCCATCAATTTATCATTAATCACACCATCAACATGTAAAGTATGCATTACATTAGAGAAACTTTCATCAGTTTCTTTATGATAAGATGAAATCGCAACTGATGAAGCCAAACGAGAATAATCATGATGACTACCTGTAAAAGCCGCAGCAATCTCATAAATCAACTTATCTAATTCTTTAGTTGTAATAATACCTTCAGTTGGTACTGAAGTTATTACCTTAATGAATATTTCATCAGAATTAACACTTAACCCTTTTGAGGCTCTCTTAATTCTGTTGTAAATTTTTTGTGGGTTAAAAGACGCATCTTCCCCACTTCTTTTTTTAATTCTAAGTGACATCATAGTTTATAAAGATAGTAAATTAAAAGTCGTCAGTAAATGAGAGGGACTCATTTAATTTTGCTTTTTGATATTCAACTGTTCTTGATTCAAAGAAATTACCTTTTGTTTCAACGGCAATCTGTTCCATAAATTTAAATGGTTGTTCAACATTAAATTGTTTTTTACATCCCAATTTAACAAGGAGACCATCAACCACAAACTCCAAATATTGTTTCATCAAGTTTTGATTCATACCAATAAGTGAAACAGGTAATGATTCTGTAATAAATTCTTTTTCAATTTCCAACGCAGATAAAAGAATTTCTTTAATTCTCTTTTCACTTGGTTTGTTTTCAACGTGGTTGTTTAACAAGTGAATTGCAAAATCACAATGTAAGTTTTCATCTTTGAAGATTAGAGAATTTGCGTTACATAAACCTTGCATGATTCCACGAGACTTTAGCCAAAATATTGAACAAAATGACCCTGAGAAGAAAATACCTTCAACCGCCGCAAATGCAACAAGTCTTTCTTGGAACGATGCGTTTTCAATCCAATCTAAGGCCCATTTAGCCTTTTTCTGAACTGCAGGTAAATTATCTAAAGCTGTGAAACATTTGTTCTTTTCTTCCTCATTTGAGATGTAAGTGTCAATCAATAGAGAGTACATCAATGAATGAATGTTTTCCATTGCAAGTTGCATCCCATAGAAAAATTTAGCCTCAGGGTACTGAACTTCTCTATAAAAATTTTCAGCCAAATTTTCATTAACAATACCATCCGAAGCTGCAAAAAATGATAATACATTTTTAATAAAATATTGTTCATTTTCTGAAAGATTTTCCCAATCTCTAATATCACCACTCAAGTCCACTTCTTCAGCGGTCCAAAACGCAGCTTGATGCATTTTATAATATTCCCAAATATCATTGTATTGTATTGGGAAAATTACAAATCGGTTTGGGTTTTCTTTTAATATTTTTTCCATAATTTTTTTGTTTCTGTTTTAATAATTATACTTGTTTTTGTTTTCTTTGTTCCATAATTTCTTTAATTCTGTTTCTTTTTTGCTCTTCCTTTTGTTCCTCTAATCCCAAGAAAGTAACAGAACTTTCTGTATCAATATCCAACATTTCATTGTTAAATTTACAGTTTTCAAATACAACACCGTCTTTACCAATACGAGACTTTGTAATTGCAATTGTTGCAAGATTTAATTCTTTTTGTTGTAAGGATTTTGCTACGGTAATAATTACGTGACCAACCTGAGCCTTTTTAATTGACCCACCCATTTGGTCTGTAGTTACAACATCAGAGGATATTGAACTTCTGTTACCTTGGGTTGCTGTCCATCCAACAATATTCAATTCATGACACATAGCCTCAAACGCTCTCATTACTGAACCTTCACTTTTCCATTCATCCTCTAAAGCCTTCTCAGGTGTTACACAATCAATATAATCCAAAATAATCATATCAATGTGAGTACCATCGGCAATCATTTTACGAATTTGATTCTTAATCTGACTCATAGTAAATGTATCAGATTGAAGTTTTTTAAGTATTAACTTATTTGACATTTTCTCTTCAATCTCAGCAACTTTTTTAAACACTTCTTCTCTATGAGCACTAAGGTCATCAGGAGCAATACCTGTCCAACAAGTAAAATGTTTTCTCTGTATAATTTTTGGGTTGTCCTCAAAGAATATCTGTAAAACATTGAATCCTAAATTAAATGCATTGTTTGCAATTTTTGTAGTAAGGGTTGATTTACCAACACCTGTGGGTGCTAATATAACACCAATCTCTCCTTTGGCCAAACCACCCTTCAATAAATTATCAATACCAGGTATTCCCATAGGTATTGGGTGTCTATAATCATCCGCCAAAACATCTTCTAAGTTTTCAAATACATCTCCAGTTCCTCTATCAACATTACCAACTTGTAACGCTTCTCGAACCATTTCTTCCAATGTATCGTAATTTTCAAATTCTCCGTGGTCAATAATCTTTTTTGCCTTTTCCATCACTTTCTGTAACTCTTGTTGTTTACAGAATTTTAAGGCCTTTTCTTGTACGAACTGAGTTCCACTTTCATCAACATTCTTTATATCTGAAATTGTGTCAAGAGTTATCTTTAACAATAACTCTTGAGCAATTTCGCTTTTTGCAACCTGACTAAGAGTATCAAAACTTGGAGAATGCTCAAACTTTTGATAATACTCTTTAACCATTTGTACGATAAGTTTAAAGTATTTGTTTTCAAAGTAAGAAGGTTCTAAAACCTCTACGATGGAATGGGCGAAGTCCTTATCAACAATAAGTTGATTAAGTAACTGTAACTGAAATTGATTTCCTAAATATTCAAAATTTTTGTCCGCCATAATTCCTCTTTTTAATTAAATATCTTTAAACTAATGAGTAACCCATATAATCGTATGTTAATTTTTTACTTGACAATACTTCGGTCAAATCATTCAAAATACCTTTTAAGTAAGGTCTAACATCCACAGTGTATCTAACTTTAGGAGGATAAGGTTTAGCGTCAAAGATTTGGTGGTACAATACCTTATCACCATTCTTAATGTAGACGTTAAAAATTTCAGGACCATCGGTAAATGATGTGTTTAAAACTTCAGGGTCTTCAGTAATTTGATATTGATTGTCAAGCATATAACTCACAGACTTCATTTTGAAGTTATGTTTTAATTCACTAACAAACCCTTCGATTAGGTCAATTAATTCCGCCGAACGGTGTGAATTTGGGTTATACCCTTTAACATTAAAAAATCTTTGAACAATAAAATTGTTGTTCACTGTCATCAGAAACTCTAGTTTCGTAATGTCTTGTTGCTCTCTCATAATTTTTGGTTTTACTTTTTGTTTTTTTCTTTTCTTGTTAATTTCATAAATGGTTTTAAAAAATATGTCCACGAATCGTCCCCTTTGGGTAGGTACTTAAACAAACCGTCTTCAACCATGTAACGGATAATGTTTTTATAACTTCTACCTTCAGTTTCTAATGTTTCGTTAACAATTTGGTAAATTTCTTCTTTGTCCTCGTCTTTGAGGAGTGGGTTTGATAAATCAACGATTTGTTCATTTACTTCAAAAAATTCGTTTTCAAATATTCCTGACTTTGTTTTTCCTGTAAGAAGATTTTTTAAAGTTTGATTGTCTTTTTGTTCCTTTAATAAATCTTCAGCCTTTTTTAAAATATCGGAATAACTAACTTCTTTTTCAAGTATCTCAGGAAAAAATTTAATTAATGTTTTTTCACCAAGTAAATATATACCCTCAATATTGTCAGATTTATCACCTGTTAATATTTTTAACGTTTTAACATTGTAATGAGGGTACTCGTACTCATCAAATTTAATCTTATCTCCATGTTTAAACGTAGCTTTAAGTGACGGTGAGTATACTGACACCTTTTCAGAAATAAGTTGGGTTAAATCCCTATCTGATGAAAAAATTAATTTTTGTTCATTCTCCGATATATGACAATAATGAGCAATTAAATCGTCAGCTTCTCTTCCACTAATCTCAAGTTGTCTAATATAAACTTCTTCAAGATATTGTTTAATACGATTTTTTTGTTTTAGGTAGGACATAAAGACTGCGTCCTCCATTGTAAGTCTACGATTTTGTTTGTACTTGGGGTAAAGAATTCCACGTAAACTTGTGGAATCTTCACCATCCCAAAATACTACAACCTTATCGAAGTTCTGTTCGTCAATAAACTTACGGAGAGTATTCATAAAATGATAC